TTTGACCATGCGGCTTTAGCGTTATCGGTAGCAGTTTTAGCGTTGACAAGTTTTTCGGCGAGATGTTGAAGTTCCGGATTTGTTTTGTCTCGAATTAACTCAGCGAACTGTTTGCTGTCGTCTCGTGCTTCGCGCATCGCACCAGCGAACACTTCAATTTTTGGTTTGTCGTCCTTAAACCAACCAACCATGTCATGGAGCGTGTCGCCCACTAGCGGGACCACTGATGCAGCACCTTGAATTGCTGACACGGCGCGATCAGTCATTGAAGCGCCGTCTTCAAACACTCCTGTAAGGCTGTCCCAAGCGTTACTAAAATATGTCACCGGGTTTATGGCATCAACGACCTGTCCCGCCATTGTGCCGATCGCGTCACCAATGCCGAAACCACCAACATCAAACGATAATACTTTCATTATCGGTTCAAGTTTTTTTGCCACTGTGTCCAAAAGCGGAATAAGCACTTGACCAAACGCAATTGTTATGTCCTCAAGATGATCCTTGAGATCGTTCATGGTGTCACGAAACTGGCGGGCCTGTTCCAATTCTTTTCGGGTGATTACTTTTGAAGCCGAAACTTTGTCTAACGATTTAGACAGTTCTTCTGACCCAATGTTGACTAATTGAGCCATGTCGCGCCAACCCTTACCGAGAAGCTTCACTCCTTCTCGAGCGCGCTGGGCTGGGTCTTTGATATTCTTTAAATGCTCAATGGTGTTAAGAAATGTTGCGTTGACGTCTAACGAACCGTCTTTCGCATATTCCAGATCAACTCCAAGTTTGTGAAACAAATCGGGATTTTGACCGATTGTTTGATTCATTTTGCCGATAGCGGTCTGCAACGAATCCGCACCGATACCAATATCGCCTGCGACTTCACGCCACCTAGAAGCGTCCTCAACTTGTAATCCTGTGGCGTCGGAAAACTTTCCTGCCTCCAACGCGACATCTTGAAACGCTTTAATCCCTTTAGCTGCAAACGCCGCAAAAGCAGCTCCACCGGCAACAGCAAAAGTAGCGGCGTTTGCTTTGACCGAATCCATGATGGAATTTGCGCCAGCCTTGAACTTGCCAAGGCCACCTTCCGCGTCTCTAACAGCAGTCTTAAAATTGCCAAACGCGATCTTGGCGTTCTTAATTCCCTGATCCTGTAGATCGGTAATGATCGGTATTCGAACAGCCATTAGAGGATCACCAATTTCTCCAGCGCACTAATCCGTTTCATAACCTCATCAACCGACTTTTGCATCTCTGCTTCAATACGGCCAGCGTTCTGTTCATATGAACGCCACATCACTCGAGGCTTAGATGACCAAACGTTCAGAGCTGCACCAAGCGGATTTGGATTTTTTGTTCCGGCATAGTCAATGACTGAAGCTGCACCATCTTTTTGCACAATTGTCAGAACAGCATCTTTTTTCTTAGACAGCGATGTCTCAACCTTGACGCCTGCTATGGACCGTTCTTGCGAGTAGGGGAATAGAGGACGGCCACCGGGCTTCCAAGCACGACTTAGACCAGAGGGGAGAACTCCGCCGTGTTTGTTGGATGGCTCTGTTGGGTACATTTCTTTTGCGTCGGCGACGGCAGGTTTTAAAATGTTTTTGGCATCTTTGAAGAACTGCTTTTTGACTTCAGGCTGAATCTTTTGCAACGTCTTAAGAGTTGACTCCAAGCCTTGAATTTCCATTGTCACGGTGTCACCTCTCCTTGAGAATCTGAGCGACTGTCGAGAGGTCGTCCGTGTCAAATTGTACATCAGGCGGCCACCAGCCTGTCAGGACTAACAGTTGCGCTAGTGAGTGTCGGAAGCTGCCGTCTGGGTAACTTTTCCCTGATCACTATTGACGATCTCAATGTCAATGAGCTTGTTGACAAACGAGTCAAATTCCACCGGGATTGATTGGCCGTGTTCGGTCTGGACTTTGGCTGTGTGCCATGCCATGAACGCCATGTCTTCCATGCCGAAATTGTCGGCAAGGTCACTGGTTTTCATTTTGAATTTGCGTTCCCACGCGACGAGTGTTGCGAGCGTGGTCGTAATTGTCGCTGGGCCTTGACCGATATCGAATCGGATCGTGAGTTTCATGTCGGGCTCTTTTCTGTTGAGGTTTTAGATCAGGATTCTGTCCAAGCGAACGTGCCGCCCATGAACTGAATGGTGAGTTTTGTGAGCTCTCCGAGTGCGTAAGCGACAGGTAATTCTCCGAGGTACGAACCAGTGAGGGTTCCAAGTGGGTTCGTCGCGCTGGTTGCACCCGATGTTCCTTGAATGGTCACGGTCGTAACGACAGTGCCGATTAAACTTTTTAGAGTGCTGTAAGTCTCTGTGGCCGCAGTGCTCCAAAACAGATCGAGGCTCAAAGTGTTGTCCTGCAAACCGCCGACATATGCGATAGCGGTAGAACCAAAAGCGTTTGCTTGCAAGTTCTGGGTTTTTTGCGACAAGGTGGCCGAGGTGCACTGGTCGGAAATATCCACGGCCCCAATTTTTACGACTGGTGAGCTGAGCGTGACTGACGTTGCCATTTTGTTTACTCCTGAGGTTCGGCGGCGTCGGGAGCCTTGCTGGTTTCTGTTTTAGCATTTTTGAGAGGCGCTGTGTCCCGAGGTTGAATGAAACCGCCACCGATTAACCATTCAATGTCGTCCGATGGTGAAGCTTGAAACACCGTTCCGATTTCGCCGACTCGACGTGACGTGATGACATAAGTGCTCATGGGTTGGGTCCGTTCTGTGCTTGTAATGGGATCGTTAATTCAAATCCTGCGAACTCTTGTCCTCCGACGGTGACAACTTTTGGTTGGGCGGACATGACAGCGACATTGAGTGCGACAAGGTTGGCGGTGAAACTGAGTAACTGGCGGAGTGCGTCAAGGTTGCCGGGGCCGTTGGAGATGAGGGTGACGGGCCAATTGAGTTTGACGATGTAGTTGTTCCAAGTGTCAATTTGTGGCGCGTCAATGAAAACACAGGGTGGGTTGATATTGCGCGGATCATTGACGACGCGGAGGTCTGACGCCTCGAGAAGGGTGACCAGATCATCTAGTGCCTCATTCAGAAAGTCCGTGTAAGCCATCTCACGCGACCTGTGGGCGGTTCAAACCTGCAAGTTGCTTGATGATAGGGGAGAGCCCTACAACGGGCGCAGAACCCATTTCAGTGAACGACGCAAATTGGTCTATGGAACCGCGTTGACGGTAGAGAGCTCCGCCGTACATGATCGTCGCCAGAGCGACGGACGCGTTTGGTGCGGTCCCGAGTTGATCGGTTGTATACCCGGACTCAACACGGCGACGATAAATGAACTCGTTTGCGGAAGCTGCACAAGTTTCAAGAAACGCCAGCTGTGTTTCGTCGGCTAACGGGATGCCCAACCAGTCTTCAACATCGGTGGCCGTGATCCATGTGCACGCTGGTGTCGCATATTCAAGTGAACCATAAGGTTGCACTGCGGCCATCGTGAACTGATCGCCTTCGTTGTAATAAAGAATCTGATTGGCGACAGGTTGAAACTTGTCGTATGTGAGAACGCCTTGAGTGTTCACCCCAGTGAACTTGAATTGTGGGGTGGCCGTGATCAAAACATCTTCTGCATCAAAATCGTTACCGACGTCAGTGATCGTGACGGTCTGTCCGGGTTGGACATCAATGTTGGTTAACAGTACGACAACCGCGTAGTTGTCGTACCGATAACAGTTGGTGATGAAAGCCGATTCCATAGTGGCGGTGACCGCCTTTCGAATCAGTCGTTGACGACGATGGACTGAACGAACACGCTTTCGACGTCAGTGCCGACGGTCTGCATGAAGTGGGCGAACGTTCCGCTGTAGCTGTAGTCGCGACCGATCTTCTGCGGGTTGTCAACCGACATGATTCCACGAAGTGATTCGTAGAATTCGACTGCTGGTGCGTGACAGACGAGCATGGTGTTGGCGCTCAAGTTGCCTGAGACAACGATGTCCAAGCCCATCGGGTTCATACCGCTCCACTTGCTGGCATCGCCAGCTCCGAGAGTGTTCTGTCCGACAAGGCCGGGTGCACCGATTGCTGGGAACACTGGTGAGCCAACATCGTTGGTGGCCGAGCCGAGGTACTTCCAAGTGAGCGGGTCCACGACGAGAGTGGTGCCGAACAAGTTGGTGTCAATGCTGATGTTGTATGCGGCGGTGTACAAGGCCGCCAACAAGCTGGCGGTGTCGTTTGCTCCGACAGTCCATGTTGCACCCGATGTGGTTGCGGCGTCTTCGAGTGCGCCACAAGCGATCGTTTCGGTCTGCTTCATGTACTGACCAGCGAGGTCCTGCAGGATCAGGCCTTGTGCTTGGGGCGACGTGAAGTCCATGACTTGTGCGGAGATGAACACGCCACCACCAACGGTGATGCGATCAACTTGGTTTGCTTTCAAGATCATTGCTTGTGATGCAACATCGGCTCCGTCAGGTGACTGAATGCCTGAGGTGGTGTGCTGTTGAATCGTTGGGCGGATAAAACTGAATCCGTTGCCCGATGGAAGGGCGCGAGCGCCGAAAGCCGAAACGACTGGGCGCAAGTAGTTGTACGAAAGGAAGAGATTGCCCATAACTGGCGTTGGCAAAGTACCGGGCACATCAGAAAGCACATCTTGTGCGTTTGAGGCGGTGAACGCGCTGGTGGTGGTGTTCGCCTTGATCGCTTCGTTTACTCGAGCGAAAGTGTCTCCGCCGATGTTGTAAGCGGCCATGTATTCGCCCGGTGTGGGCATGGCGAAAGCCTTCTTGGGGGTGGCCCAAACGGGGTTGGTGGGCACTGCTTCTGGTGCAGCTGCTTCAATGACGACTTCAGACATTTCATTCTCCTCGACGGATTCGATAGGTTCAGTTTCTTCGTCGGGAAGCGTGTCCGCTTGCGCGGTCACTGATGTGATAGTAGCCCCCGAAAATGCTGGTGTGGGGACAAGTGACAGTTCGGTCCATTCGGCGGCCGTGATGATCATGGTGCCGTCTTCAGCGGTGTAGGAATCAATCACATTGACACCAACTGACACGTTGTCTAAGACGCCTTCTTTGGCAAGTTGAAGAGCTTCGTTACCTGCGACAGTCTCAGCAATTCTTGCACTGAACAACATTCCATTTGTGGTTTCGGTCCTGCTCGTTAAAATTCCAACAGGCATTGTTGAGTCGTGGTACATCATCAGTTTTGGTGCTTTGCCTGTCACGGGAAGTGAGCCGACAGCGAACTGGACTTTGGTGCCACCAGCTGGGCCACCGACAACGGCCGTGGTGTTGTATGGGGCCGCGATACCAGAGATTGTTCTGCCGGGCAGTTCGCCTTCGGCAGCTTCAATGTCAAGCGCGAAGCCTGCGGATAGTTCTAGTTTCATGCGAGTGACTCCTGAGTGTTTTGCATTGGTTGCATTTCTGCCATGTTGTCTGCGTCGGGGAGTGATCCGAGGATGTAATCATCAATGTCAAATTCGATGTATGTTCCACGCGGTGTGATGTTGTTAAAACTCAATGTCTCCGCAATGCAATTCATGTAGGCCCGAGCCGCAAACTCGTAGAGTTCTTCTCGAGCGGACCGACTGTTGGAATAGGCGTAGCTGCCGATGGAAATTCCAGCGAGGTAGCTGGGGACGTTGGTGAGCCTGCAGAGGTCTTCTGCTTGATACCGGGCGGAGTCAATCAACAGCATTTTGTCGGGTGTCGCTGTCGTTTCTTCGTACTTTAAGAACTCGTTAAGTGCGGCCGTCTGATTGTTCATTCGGGCACTGTTGAACGATGCGGCGAGGTCAGCGAGTTCTTGAGCTGATAACGGTTCGCCTCCAGTCTGGTAGAGCGTGCCCGATGGGATTGACGACTGGGCATTCCTCAAGCGACTGGCTTCAAGACGCAAAGCAGTATCAATCGCGCTAGGTGACTGAAAAATAATTCCTTGAATCGGTGAGATGAACTGCACCAAATTTTCTTCGGCGTCTTCCATCAAACCGCCTTGAAAATACACTTGTTTTGACGGTGCAAAAAACACTGGTCCGGGCTGATCAAGAGTCGTCACCATTGCGGCTGGGAGACGTGTGAATCGCGACGGGAAACCGTCAGCGGTGCGTTCTTGAATGTACCAAAAACTTCTTCCGAACATCAGGAGGTCGTCCAGCGTCCAAGACATGAGCGTGCTGTACGGGATAGTTGGATCAGGTTGACGCAACCACGAACGCGGAGCAATGTACGCCTTCGTCATCTCGCCGGCGTCCGCATCCCAAATCTCGTTGTACATCTGCAACGGTGTCGAGCCGAGAACGGATGCAATCAAATCGCGTGAGCGACTGATGACGGGAACACTGATCGCGGCCGCACGATTCGGACCTTCAAAATAGGAGTAGTACTGCTGGACCATGCCAGCGCCTAGAGGTGAACCCGTGTAGTTCCCTGAGCCTGCGGCGGCGGCCTTGTACTCAGGTTCGCTCACAGCTGCTTTCGTGATGTTGTTTTTGCTAAATAATCCCATAGGTGATCCTCGAGTTATGAGGTCACCCGAGTCCCGACAACTCGGGCAACCTCAACGAGAAATTACCATTATGGGTTTCACTCGTGTCGTGGGCTTGGACGCCAACGCCACAGACCACACCGCACACTTCGCCAACTCAATCGGACCGGGCGACGATTTATGAGACAACGTGGTACCCATACCCGTCTTAATCAACACCGCACGATTCATGTGCTCCGACAAAGTGATCTGCCCCTGATGAACCACCTTGCCCTCCAAAATCATTTTCTGCACAAGACCCGTGAACTTCAACAACTCAACCGAACCAACCACCTGCAAACGCCGGCGTAGAACAGTCGGCGCATGAATTTCCAAAGTTGGTGTGATCGCCAAATGGACAGACTTGTCTTCCATCACTCGAGCGATTTCCGACCACAGCTGCTCTTCCGTGTTGACAACGAACTCAACCATTGTGTGGCATTTGAAGTCAGCGACAGCGGACCTGACGCCCACATAACGGTTCTCGTCCATGCTCATTTCCACGGCCAGAATTCCGCCGGCGGGCATCGGTAAATCGGTTTTGCAGGATGCCCAGACGCCTTCGTCTAGCCAACTGCCTCGACTGCTGACCCACATATTCAAGTGGGCGCGCAAGAAACTGTCTTTCTTGGAAACCGCTTCAAGAGCTTCAAGGGTGATCGTTTTATTCATTGCTGGATTCGCATAAATCCAGTTCGCTGGATCACGCCAATCCCGATCGCCGATAGACCACTCACAGAAATACAGACGCGACAACTCACGGTTTTCTATTTCCGCGATGGCTTGCTCACGCAACGAAATCATTGCGATGCTCCCTTCGTCGCCGGCGGTACTCCAGCACGACAGGAGAGGGCTCTTGCGTGCGATCTGAGACGGTCTGATCGCTTCGCTGAGTACTCGGTCAGAAACATTGAAAAGTTCGTCTACGACGACGAGATCGTATGAGCCTCCGTGAAGGTTTGGTGAAGCTGCTCTGACTTCCCATGATGAGCCGTCTGGCATCGTGATGCTTTTGCGTCCGAAGGTTCGCATCGCTTTCGCGCCGAATGACTCGACAAGGATCGGGGCCAGTGAGTTGAAGATTGCTTCGGCGCGGTCCAAACGGTTTGCCAACGACAGGACTGACTGGGGTATGCCACGCATCCGAGCGAAGTCGGTAAGCCACCATCCGATGAGTGCGGCCAGCCCAACCGACTTTCCGTTCTGACGTGCGGTACTGCATAAAGATTCACGGAACTGGAGGTCGCCGTTGTCAAAGTGGCTCAACTGTCCTGACAGTGCGTGCACCTGCCATTCAAAGAGCCGAATGTTTTGAACTCTTTCCGCCCATGACGCAACGAGAGGGCCATACGACAACCCTGTCAGGCCAGTTGTTTCTAATCGCGGTAAATAGGCTTTGAGCAGGTCTTTTGTCGGCTGTTCCGCGCCAGTTCGCGCCAGTTCGTCGTAAGGAGAGATCGTCAGAAACGG